CGCCGTATGTATGTTGGAATGCCAACGGCATATTGCCGGAGAATATTGCAATGGTCAAAAAGAATATTGCTGAACTGTATTCTATTGAATGCAATGACTTGTACCATTACAGCGGCATAAATCTTGTCAACAGGGATTATTTCTTCGTTGATGATTACACAAGACCCACACAATGGCGGTTGCATCTGAATGATTATGGAAACGCATGGATTGGCGAGAAAATCGCAAAATTCATGCTTGGTTTTTAATTCTGCACATTGGAACAACGTAAATCTATCCCGAAATTCGTGGATGCCATTTATTCACGTTTTTCGGGGAGTTTTAGCGGGTTTATGTTGCGAATGGATAAATACTCATTCAAAGACGCAGACAGGGCTTGTCCGCAATTCTGTGGAAAACTTGGTGGTCAAGAATCCAACCGAATTCTACATTAGCGTTTTTCGGCATTTTTCGGGGCTTTTCAGCCGCTTCACCCCTTGAATGGATAAATACTCATTCGACAAAGCAGAGGCGGTTTCTGTGGATAACCTTGGTAATATTTCTTACCATATTTTACAGGTTTCGGTTTTCCACAGGCATTTTTGTGTTTCTTGGTGTGTAGCAAAACCGCTACATACAAATCCGGCGATTGTAGCATTTTCCACAGGTGGAAAGAATTGTGGAAAAGCTGAAAAGCCACGGAATTGACCGAAACGGAAGGAAGGTACGTGCGTGTATAGTGCAAACTATGTGGCAAACAAGGTTGAGGAACTGAAAAAAAGCGGCAACCCGTTGCAATTGGTTGCTTGGCAAATCGCTTTGCTGTGTGTCGGGTGGGCGTATGTCTTCGGCGCACGTGGTGAGTATTGCACCCCGTCAAACAGGCGGTCAAGGTACAACGGCACAAAGGAAGGGAAAGACAAGGACAACATAAAAGCCAAGTGCAAGAATTTTGACGGCACGGGCAGTTGTTCCGGGTGCAAGTGGTTTCCGGGTGGCGCACGCACCCGGATTTTTGATTGCCGGGGCTTCACGTATTGGGTACTGTTGCAGGTCTTCGGATGGAAGTTGATGGGGGCGGGTGCAACAAGCCAATGGGAAACGGAGAGCAATTGGAAAGCCAAAGGCGAAATTGCTACCATGCCGAAGGACACGTTGGTTTGCCTGTTTGTGCGCAAGGGGCAGACAATGGAACACACCGGGTTCGGGTACAATAACGAAACCGTTGAATGCAGTAACGGGGTTCAGCACTTTACAACCCGGAACAAGAAATGGACGCATTGGGGTGTGCCTGTGTGCATTGACGGAACTGTTCCCCCGTCCCCTACCCCAACACCAACCCCGCCAACAAAGCCAACGTTGCGGCGTGGGTCAAGGGGCGAATATGTCACCCTTGCGCAAACACAGTTGATTCAAAAAGGTTACGATTGCGGCACGTATGGCGCAGACGGTCAATTCGGTACGGCAACCGAACAGGCGGTGCGCTCCTTCCAACACGATCACGGCTTGACCGTGGACGGCGTGATTGGTCAAAAAACGTGGGCGGCTTTGGATAGCACCGAACCCGCCGCAAAATATACGATCACTATTCCGCACTTGTCCAAATCGCAAGCGGATGCGTTAATATCGCAATACCCCGGTTCGATCATGACAGAAGAAAGGGGGTGACCGTATGGCAACCGAAACAATAATTTCCATTGTGATTGCGTTCTGTGCGCTGTTGTTTACCGCCCTGTCATTTCGCCGCACGCAAACGCAAGACACAAGCGCATCCGCAACAGAGCGTGCGACCATGACAGCCGATGTGCGTTATATCCGGCAGAGCATTGACGAAATCAAGCTTGAAAACAGGGCAATTCAAAAAGATGTTACCGACCTAAAAACCAAAATTGTTGAAGTTGAAGCAAGCGTCAAGAGCGCACACAAACGCCTTGACGATATGCAGAAAGGATGATTCCATTGTTCACGTGGGAGTTTTGGAAAGCAACCCTTGTGCGTGCAATCCGTACCTTTGCCGAAAGTATGCTTGCATACATTGGCACGGGTGCAATCGTGCTGAAGGATGTGGATTGGCTTGCCGCCTTTTCGGCGGGCGGGCTTGGCTTTGTTATTGCCATTCTGCTTGCCCTGTCCACGGGCATTCCCGAAGCACCGAAAGCCGCCAAGGAATAAAGCGTTTACTTTCTGCAAATAATCAAGTAACAGTCAAATAAAGGAATCAAAGAAAATCAACGGTTCCCGCCGCTGTTGCTGTTTACTTTTTGCAGAAAATCAAGTAAAACCCGCCCCCGGTTCACGCCGGGGGTTCTTTTTTTATGCCTTTATAATGAAGAAATGTATTCTTTTTGCTGTTTCTCCATTGCGCTTTTGTAGCTTGTATGCTACAATACAGTTCCCGGGGGATATGCCCCCGGGCGGGGGCGGCTGAACCGCCGGACAGAAAGGAAGGGCGCAAATGATTACCACAGCGGCAACGTACAGGAAACTTGAAAAGGTGTTTACCGGGACGGCAAAAGAGTGCAGACAGATCATTGCAGACGCAATGCCCTTTGCCCGCAAGGACATCAAGGAAAACACCCGTGGCAACAACTTGATTGCTTACTATCGCCCGGACGGCGGTAAAACGATCAATGACAAGGTTTGGATGCTCCATTGGAACAATGACGGCACGGTTAGCCTGTATTTGTGAGAAAGGAAGGTCAAGAGCAATGGCAAGGGCAAAGGCAATGACATTTGATGAACTGATGGAGTACGCACGGCAGAATTACGCCAAGGGCGGGGACGGGGTGTTTGAGTGTTGGGACAAGCACACGTTTGACGATTATGTGAAGGAATATGGTGCAATCACCAAGACCAAGGCACGGCAGATTTTCCGGCTTTACAAGGAAACCATGGATGACGAAATGGGTTGGTAACTGATTGAGAAAGGAAGGGCAAGAGCAATGGAAAAGCGGCAGTTGGTCAAGACGGACAGGAACGGGACGAAGTATTGGAACACACGGGTTGTGTGTGACCGTTGTTGCAACGGTTCGGGCGTGTACACTTGGGGCGGCACAATCAACGGAAGACCGATGTATGCCGGAACGTGCTTCAAGTGCGGCGGGGCGGGTTATGTGTGGGAGATTGTCAAAGAGTACACCCCCGAATACAGGGCAAAGCTTGATGCCGCAAACGCAAAGCGCAAGGCGGCAAAGCAAGCCAAATGGGAAGCAGAGCGGGCAGAGCGTGAAAAGGCGTGGGCTGAACAGCGGGCAAAGGAAGCGGCAGAGCGTGCAGAGCGTGAGCGCATCCGGCGGGAAGAGATTGAGCGCAACCGGGGGCACTTTATCGGCACGGTTGGTGACAAAATCGAAATGACCGTGACGCTTGAACGGACTTTCACATATGAGGTTCCCCGCTTTGGTGCGCCGTGGTCAACCGACATTGTGACCGGGTACGTTTTCAAGACGGATGACAATTGCACGCTTGTTTGGAAGACGGTTGGCGGGTTGCGGCGCAAGGTGTACACCGAAAAAGGTCACTTCCGGGACGATGAAAAACACGGTTGGTATGATTACGAACACCCGGAAGATGGCGCACGGGTGACGATAAAAGGCACGATCAAGGCACACGAAGAGTACAACAACGTGAATCAGACGGTTTTGAACCGGGTCAAGTGGGTTGCATGAAAGGCGGTGCGATTATGAACAGCAGGTACAGAGAAGAAGACCGGGGGCGGTTTGACAGCTATTTAATTGACAGGCGTTTCGGCATTGCAGTTGCATACACGGATTGTGATGTTGTCAAACTGACGCAGTTATACACAGAGGAAGACCGCACAGCGGTTGAGGAATTTGCGGCACAATATGACTTGCCTATTGATTGGGAACACAGGCTTTGACGCTGACAACCGGGGACGCACGCACGCCCCCGGATGCCAACGCCAAGCGTTGGAGAAAGGAAAGGTGCAAGGGCAATGATGACACCGAAGCAGAAGTTGGAGATGCACAAGCAGATTGTGCGGGCAAACAAAGCCAAGCTTGAAGCGTGGCGGCAGAGCATGAGAAAGGCAGGTGCGGCAAAATGACTTTCAAGCAGATGGGATGCACCCCGGCAGAAACCGAACACCGCATTGCGGTATGCAACAGGCTGAACGTGTTGGCGCACAAAAAGGCGCAGACAGAGGACAAAGCCAAGGCAAAGCGCATTGACCGCAGTATTGCCACAATTTTGCGGCAGGAACGCCCGTGGATGAAGGAAGCGGCATATTTCCTTTACTGATTAGACACGCCCCGCCGGGGGCATTGTACCCGGCTGAAAGGGCAATCATATGGCACGTTGGTGGAAGGGTTTTGAAACACAGGCAGAACGGACGGCGTGGGAAAAAGCCGAAAAGGCAGATGACCCGAATTTCCGTGTATGTATGCGCATGACCGCACGGCAGTTGGAAAAGGACATGGGCTTCCCGAAGGGGTACACCGCACCGAATAAGTATGTGACCGTATACCGCTACGATTGGCGGCAGAAAGGAGAATGAAAATGGCAATCACAAATGCGCAGATTATTTTGACAGAATCAATCCGCTTGATGGAAGCGGGCGTGCTGAAAGCAACCGGGCGGGTGTTGGTGCAGGAAATGCCGGACGGGACAAAAGTTGAGATACCCGAACCCGAACCAATCCACACCTTCAACGGGTGGAAGGAACTTGGTTACACCGTCAAAAAGGGCGAACACGCAAAAGCAACCTTTCCGATTTGGAAGTGGAAGGGGCGCAAGGATGAGGAAACCGGGGAAGAGGTTGGCGGCAATTGCTACCAACGGAAAGCGTTTTGGTTTACGTTTGACCAAGTTGCGGAAATGGGGGTGTGATGTATGGCGGCAGGATTGAAGCAGAAAACGCACAAGGTTCTTGACATTGAGGTTGAAGGATTCAATGTTGTGTGCGTGGTGCATTATGAGCAAGCAACAAACCCGTTTCACCTGTATGTGAAATGGTATGACGGCGGTTGGAAGCTGAAGCAGGTTGCCCGGTATCAAAACTTCTTTTCCGTTGTGTGCGCTGTCAAAGAGTGGATGCAGGATAGGCACATTGGTTTTGCGGATTGCTTATGACTACCGTTTTGACTACCAAACCGCAATCATAATTGCATGAAAATGGCACTTTTTGTGCAAACACGGATATACGAAAATAACCCCTTGCCTTTTGTGGCAAGGGGTTTTGTGGTGTGGCTCAAATAGGACTCGAACCTATGACACTCCGGGTATGAAGCGCAAGCCCACATGACCGGGAACCCCTTTGGTATCAACCGCTCCGGCGGTTTATTTTTCTTCTTGACTACCATTTTGACAACGAAACGCCTGTTTTACCCGCTCCGCTTCCGATGTTTCCCGGCTGTCTGTCACGCTGTCATATATGCGCAAAAGCATGGTTGCGTCCGCATGACCCATCCATTTTATGACGGTATGCAGTTCAACGGGCGGTTGCATATCCCGAAGCATGGTTGCAAAGCTGTGCCGCAGGTCATACGGCGTGACCGTGAACGGTATCCACGGCGGCAGTTTGCCCCCGGCGGCAAGGATGGCTTTGTGTTCCTTTGTGCGCCCGTACCAACGCCGTTGCACCCCGTTGATTGCCGCTTCCATGCTTGACACGTATGACCGCCACACAACCCGCCACGTTGTTTTCGTGACCGCTTCCCCGTGCGCCGATGTTATCAAACGCCCTGTGCGCCCTTGCAAGGCGGTTTTCAGCGGGGGCAAAAGCGGGATTGACCTGTTTGCTTTGTCTGTCTTTCCCTTGCCTGTATAGGCGTATTTCTGCCCGTTTTCGGGGCTTGTGTGGGCTGTCTCCCGTACCGCTATTATTTCCCGCTTGAAGTCAACATCCCGGTCAATATCCAACGCTTTTGCTTCTTGCGGGCGCAACCCGGCATATAACATTGCCATAACAACCGGGTGCGCCCTGTGTTCCGTGCAGAGCGTTTCTATCCATTCCCTTTCCTGTGCCGTGATTGACCTATGCCCGCCCGTTGTGCCTTTGTGCGGCTTTGCCGTGCGGTCACGTGCGGGGTTTGACAAGATCAACCCATCCGCAACCGCTGAATCAAACATGGCGCAATAAAGTTGCTTTGCCGCCTTGATGTATGAATTGGAAAGCCCTTTGTAACGTGTTGAGAAAATGCCCTTGATGTCCGAAGGCTTTACATCCGACAACGGCAGGTTGCCAACCGCATCCGTTAGGTTGGCAAGGTGAGTGCGCAACCCCGTCATTGTGCTTGGAACAACATCCGGGCGGGAGCGTTCCAACCATTTTTCAGCGTACCCGCTGACAAAGTACACCGCAACCCGCCCCCGCTTTTCAGCCGCTTTGAACTCTTCCCGTTGCCGCAGACAATCATCCGTGTCATACGAATAGAACCATTGGTCATGATAGCGGCAAGCATACCGCCCGTCCGGGCGTTTTTTCAATTTCTGCTTCTTTTCCCGTGGCATTTTGCGCCCCTTCAAGTTTTCCACAGGCTGAATGTTTGTTGCGGTTGCGCTACATACCATTCAAACCATGTAGCATATAATATGTAGAATATGGTTGGATTCATTACCAAGGTTTTCCACAGAAACCGCCTCTCAAAGTTTGAATGAGTATTTATCCATTCAAAAGCTGAAACGGCTGAAAACCCCCGAAAAATGCGAATAAAGGGCATATGCGGATTTCGCCCCGAAAAACGGTCACCAAACCCGCACGAATCCAACCGCTAACCCGTACACCCGCACATCCGTTCCCGCCGGGTACACTTGCGGCGGGTATGCAGGATTGTCCGCAATCAAAACAACGCCGTCCCCGTTCTTGTAAAACCGTTTCAAGGTTGCTTCCCCGTCAATGCCAACGGCGGCAATTTGCCCCTGTTGCACTTCGGGTTGTTGCCGTATCAGTACCAAGTCCCCCGGTTGGAAAGTTGGGGTCATGCTGTCACCGTTGCACCGCAAGGCGAAATCAGCGGAAACGCCGTCCGGCAGTTCTGCATACCCGTCAATGTTTTGTTCGGCGGTGATTGGCTTCCCGCACGCTATATCCCCAACAATGGGAACAGCGTCTTTGACCATATTGATGAAGGGCGGCAGTTTATCAACCCGGCACAGCAGTTCGTCCGCAGATACGCCCAAAGCATCCGCAATGCGCCCGATTGCCAACGCACCCGGTTCAATTTGCCCTGTTTCGTATTTCGCAACGGTTACCCTGTGCAACATGGCAAGTTCGGCAAGCTCTTCTTGGTTCAACCCACGTTCCCGGCGCAACTCCGCAATCCGTTTTCCAATCTCATTTTGCACAACGTTCACCCCTTTCGCTTTGTAACGTATATGTTACAAGAACGTAACATGAATGTAAATAGCGCACAGGGTAATTTGCTGTTGCACGTTTGTACCTTATGTGTTACAATACGTTCTGGTGTACCATATAAGCTACAGGAAGGGGGTGCGGGTTATAGCACGGTTGGCACAGGTACGGCAAGCACGGGGGATGACGCAAGAGCAACTTGCGGAAGCTTCCGGGGTTCACCGGGTAACAATCGCACGGATTGAAACCGGGGAAGTTTCGCCCAAAGCGGAAACGCTGAAGCGGCTTGCGGATGCACTTGGTGTGTTGGTGGATGACCTTATGACAAAGGAAGCGGGTTGAGCATGGACAGACTTTATTCGGTGCAGGACATATGCGCCCGGTATCAATGCAAGCCAACAACCGCCCGGAAGTATATGCGGGACATGGAACACCTTGAAGCCCCGCTGATGGTAACGGAAAGAGCGGTTGCGGCATGGGAACGGCGCAAGACCTTGCCCCCGGAAAGCGAAACCCGGCAGTTGTTGCGGAAGGGGGTGAAAAGATGACAGGCGCAGAGGTTGACGCAATCAAGGAAGCGGCAGACGCAAGGGCGTGGGAAGAGTTGAACAAGGAAGACCCGCACGCCAAAGCGGCGGTTGACCTGCTGACCAAAGCGGCGCACGCATTGCAACAGGCAGAAGATTTCCTGCAACAAGCCGCCGCAGAGGTTGAGGACAGCCCGGAAACGTACAGGATTGCTTCCCTTGAAGAAGCGGTTGAGGACTTGGAAGTTGATGTGCGTGAACAAGCAAGGAGGTTTTGACGGATGGAATTGTGGCAGTTGATGCACCCCGCCGCAGGACGGGTGCGGGGAATGCGCATTACGCCGCTTGCACGCTTCCGGCGTTGGTTGCGGTACAGGCGGGGTGAATACCCGTGGTTTGTACAGGTATAAAAAAAGCCCCGCCGAAGCGGGGGAATGCAAGGGCAATCACATTCGCCCCGATTATAACACAGGGGCAAGAGAAAGGAAAGTAAAAAATGAGCGAGTTGCTGAAAGCTGAAGCCGAAGGATTTGTCATTGACACAGATGCGAAAGCCGAATGGGCTTTGGGCAAGATCAAGGAAGCACGGGCAGACCGGGACACGTGGGTTGCGTGGTACAAAGACAAAATCCGGGAGATCACGGAACAGACCGACTTCGACACGATGAACCTTGAAAGGATGCTTGCAGAGTATTTTGCAACCGTGCCGCACAAAAAGACCAAGACGCAGGAAAGTTACAAGCTTCCCGGCGGCAAGTTGGTTTTGAAGACGCAGAACCCGGAATACAAGCGTGATGACAAAACGGTCATTGATTGGGCAAAGGCAAACGGCATGGCGCAGTTTGTCAAGGTCAAAGAGGAACTTGCGTGGCAGGAACTCAAGGACGCAACGGCGGTGTTTGAAGGTCACATTGTGACAGAGGACGGAGAGATTGTACCCGGCATTGAAGTTGTTGACCGGGAAGCGAAATTCAGCGTGGAGGTGTGATTATGGAAAAGCTTTATCGTGTTGTTATTACAGAGATTGACCCGGAAACCAAAGTGGAAAAGGAAGTTCACGTTGATGAACTTTATCAGAATGTCACGCTGATTGCAGATTGCGCAGACCGCAAAGCAATGGCAGAAGTTGTGCTGAATGACAATCTTATTGGCATTGCGGCAAAGCTTGCGGGCGGCGAAAAAGTGAGCGAAGCAATGAAGCTTGCGGCGGCAATGACACAGATTCTTGACAGCAGAGCGGGCAAGGCTGAAAACAGCCTGTTGCGTGCAATTATGGGGGAATAAGACGATGAGCGAAGGAAAGATTTACGGCTTGATTGGTCAAGCAATGCGCAAAATTGGGGCTATTGGAAAAGATAGCAAGAACGCACAGCAAGGTTACAAGTTCCGGGGTATTGATGCGGTATATAACGCCTTGAACCCGGTTATGGCTGAACTTGGATTGTTTATTTGCCCGGAAATCCTTGACCACAGACGGGAAGAGCGTATTTCGGAAAAAGAGTACAACGGGCAGAAAACGCAGACAGTTTTGAAATACTCCATTCTGACAATCAAATATACCCTGTTTGCGCCGGATGGGTCAAACGTGTCATGCGTTGTTGTTGGTGAGGGCATGGACAGCGGTGACAAGGCAAGCAATAAAGCAATGTCGGTTGCGCTGAAATATGCGTGCTTCCAATTGTTCATGATACCCACGGAAGAAATGGTTGACCCGGATGCGGAAACGCATGAGGTCACAAGCAAAGCACAGACACCCGCCACGCCAAGGGCGGCACAACAGGAGCGCATTGCGGCAAGGTCAACGGCACAGCAAAAGGCAGAGGTAACACAGGCGGCAACCGTGCCGCCAACCCCGGCACAGCAGACCCCGCCGCCCGCACCCGTTTCCCCTGTGCTTGAGTACCTTGCAAAAGAGCGGGAAGCATTGCGGGTTGTGCGGGAAATCAGCAAGGCAGAAAACAACGCCATTTGGAAAGCACAGGTCAAGGCGTTGACGGATGCCAAGCTTGCCCCGGCAAAGCCGCTGACAGAGTACACGCAGAAGGAAGCGGAAAATCTGATTGGCGCAATGTATGCCAACTTCACCCCGAAAGGTACGGTGCTGAAGGATGACGGGAAAGCTTCGTGAAGCAATCCCGCTTGCGGGTGGCGAATGGCTTGTGTCTTTTGTCACCCGCACCCCTCCGGGGGAATGGTTTGACAGCTTAAAAGGCAAACCCGTTTCCGTTGAGATCAAGAAGGAATCAAAGGCACGGTCAAAGGATGCGAACGCCTTTTGTTGGGCTTTGTGTGCTGACATTGGCAAGGCAATGAACCCGCCATTGAGCAAGGAAGATGTATACCGCACGGCAATCAAGGCGGTTGGGGTGTATTGGCAAACGCCCATCCCGCTTTTTAGCCTTGACGATGTTCGGCGGCGTTGGGAATCGCACGGCACGGGTTGGTTCCTTGAGGTTGTAGACGATGACGCACCCGGACGCAAGCGGGTCAATATGTATTTCGGGACAAGCACGTACACGGTTGATGAAATGCGGGTGTTGTTGGATTGGTTGGTTGACCAAGCAGAGCAAATGCAGATACCTATACCGCTATCAAAGGCAGAGCAAGAACAGATGTTGGAAAGGTGGGGCAAACGTTGACACAGGTGCAACGCATTATTGCGCACATACAGGCGCACGGGTCAATAACGCCAATGGAAGGTTATGAAATGGGTATCACCCGCCTTGCGGCACGGGTCAACGATATGCGCCGCCAAGGCATCCCGGTTGTTACGGAAACCGTTGAAAGCGTCAACAGGTACGGGGAAAAGGTGCGCTTTGCCCGGTACAAGATTGCGGGCGGCGTTCCGGGGTGCTTTACCGCATGAATGACAGCATTGTGCAGGACTTGCGGGTGGAAAGGTGCTTTGTATGTGGGTGCGCACGGGAATTGGAATTGCACCACATTATGCACGGCACGGCAAACCGCAGGTTGTCAACCCGGTACGGCTTGACCTGTTGGCTGTGTAGCACGCACCACAGAGGGCGGTTCGGGGTACACAGCAACGCAGAGTTGAACCACAAATTGCAAGAGGTTGCGCAAACGGCGTTTGAAAAGACGCACTCCCACGCAGAGTGGATGAAGATTTTCGGCAAGAATTACTTGTAAAGAAAGGATGCAAGGGCAATGGCAAATTGGAACAAATTGACGGAAGGACAGTTCAAGGCAATCAAAACCCTTTTGCGGGGCGGTGCAACGCAGAAGGAAGCGGCAGAATATATGCAGGTGTCAACGAATACGGCGTTTTGGGTTGATAAAGCGGAAACGTTTGAAGAGTATCAGCACATGAACGCCGCAAGGCATTTGGAACACAAACGGGTTGCCGCAATCAAAGCAAAGGAAGCGGAAAAAACAGCAGCACAGGCAACGCCCGCACAGCCCACCGCACCGCAGGTTGTGGAGTACCGTCAAAACGTGACAATACAAGCAACGCACTACATGATGAAAAAGCTTGAGGAAACAAACAGCCTGTTGAAACTGATTTCAAACAAGTTGGCGTTTATCGTGGACGAACTGTGCGGCACAGGGAAAAAGGAAGGTTGATTGCATGGCAAGGGAGTATGTGCCTATTTTCTTTGAATGGCTTGATGTTACGCAAGACCTTACGGCAGAGGAAAAAGGCAATTTGATTGACGCTGTTGTGTCATACGCAAGCGGGCGTGAATATGAACACCTGCTGTGCGGGTCATGCAAGATTGCTTTCCGCTTTCTCAAAGGACAGGTTGACCGCAACGCCGCAATATCTGATGTGCGGCGGCAAGCACGGCAAGGCAAAACGCAACAACCCGTTTCCGGCGTTATCAAAGAGGAACAAAAGATAACAAACGATAACAAACCGGAACAAACGGAATCAATTTTGCCAAAAGAGAAAGAGAAAGAAAAAGAGAAAGAAAAAGAAAAAGAGGTTACACCACCAAGGCGGTTCACACCCCCAACCGTTGAGCAAGTACAGGCATATTGCAAAGAGCGTGGCAACGCTGTTGACCCGCAAAGGTTTGTTGACTTTTACACGGCAAAGGGGTGGAAGGTTGGCAACCAACCAATGAAAGATTGGAAAGCCGCTGTGCGGACTTGGGAAAGGGGGGACAACAATGGACGGGTTGCAAGCGGCAATTGCGCAGATAATGGCTGCGCACGGTCAAAGTACTCCTTCCTTGACTCCGGTGTATAAATGCGACAAGTGCAAGGATACGGGTTGGGTTGATGTAGGAAACAACACGGTTGCAAAGTGCGCTTGCCGCCTTGCCCGTGAAGCTGAAGACAGGTTGCGCAGGAGCGGTCTTGCCGCCGCCCTTGAGTTGCAAACATTTGACACGTTTGTTGTGAAAACAGACCTGCAAAAGCGGCTGAAGGAATTGGGGCAAAAGTATGTGCAAGACCTGTTTGCAGACACAAAGAACCCCCGCCGCCCGTGGTTGTACATTGGCGGCAACCCCGGAAGCGGGAAAACCCACATTTGCACAGCGGTTTGCGGTGAGGTGCTGAAGCGAAATGTTGCGGTGCGGTATATGCAATGGGTTGATGTGGCAAGGCAGTTGAAAGCAAGCGTCAATGACGATGACTTTGAAGACCTTGTTGCAGATTATATCAACGTTTCCGTACTGTACATTGATGACTTGTTGAAGCAGAAGTATACGGACAACCCGGTGTTTTCGGAAGCGGACATCAAGATTGCGTTTACCATACTGAACGCCCGGTACATCATGAACAAACCGACCGTGATTTCAAGCGAATGGGATTTGGTCAATCAGTTGTTGCCCGCTGATGAAGGAGTATTCAGCCGGGTATATGAGCGGTCACGGGCGCATAGGTTGACGGTTGAGCGCAACGCCCGCAACAACTTCCGCTTGATGGCATAAACACCCACGCCAAGCGGCGAATTCGGGGCATTTCAGCCGGGGTTCACCGCTTGGCGGGTATTTGCCCATTCAAACAACAAACACGCTGAAAGGGGGCATTTTGATTGAATAACGGGCAACAGATACTTTGCCGGGATTGCAAGTGGGCAAAAGATCATTTCAAGGAATCGTGCTATTGCATTCATTATGGCTATATTGTGAGCAAAGGCAAGACAACGTGCCGGGGGTATAAAGAGCGTGAACAAGTACAGGAACAAAAAATGGGAATTGGACGGGAAAACGTTTGACAGCCAACGGGAAGCCCGCAGGTATCAAGAATTGCGTTGGCTGTTGCGGACGGGCGTGATAACTGACCTGCAAATGCAAGTGCCGTTTGAGTTGATACCAAGCCAAAAGATTTGCGGCAAGGTTGTGGAACGCCCGGTCAAGTATGTTGCAGATTTCGTGTATACCACGGAAGACGGGTTGCAGGTTGTGGAAGATGTAAAAAGCCCCGCAACACGCACGCCGCAATACATTATCAAACGCAAATTGATGTTGCAAAAGTTCGGAATCCGGGTGCGGGAGGTGTGAGCATGGCAAAACGGGCAAAGACAAGCAGGGAATTACGGCGGGCAAAGCAACGGGCAGACAGGCGGGCATTGATGGAAATACCGCTGACCCCGGTTGAACAGTTGCGGGCGCAATTTTACAGGAACGGTATCACGGAAGCAGATGTGCAAAAGGCGTATGAGCAAGGCACGCAGGAAGGGCGCAAGTTTGCAGAGGATTTTGCATTTCATACCATTTACGCCGCCTTTTTGATAACGATGATTGACAGGCACGGCATGGATGCGGACGAAGCGGTTGACCTGCTGATTGAGATTGACAAACAAACCGTGCTTTGCGTTGAGGATACCGACCTTGTGGATGAAGCTTATGAAAAAACCGGGGTGCAATTGAATTGGGAAGACGCTGTTGAACGGATAACAAGGGGGTGATTGTGTGAAAACGATTTTATTCAAGGCGGTGCGGTATCTGTACTTTCACAAGCTTTGCCCGTGGGCTGTGTGGTCATATGTTTATGACAATATGCGCCCGAAAAAAAGGTGGGAAAGGGGGGCGAGAACGTGACGGAAGAGGAACAGCGGCGGGAAGCGGTATTGCGCAAGTTGCGCAGGACAGGGCGTGGCGAAACGGTTTGCCTTGCAGATTGGGAAGTAAAACTGTTGCTTGGTTACATTGATGACATGAAGAGAAAGGCAGAGAAGCAGAAATGAACAAAATCACGATTATTGGCAACTTGACAAAAGCCCCGGAATTGAGAAGCACACAGGACGGCACGCCCGTTTGCGGGTTTACGGTTGCGGTAAACAGACCGAAGACCAAGAACAACCCGGAACCCGGCGCAGACTTTTTCAACGTGAACGCATGGCGGGGGCTTGGTGAGAATTGCGCCAAATTCCTTGACAAAGGGCGCAAAGTTGCGGTGACGGGGCGCATTAGCTTGCGCACATGGGAAAAGGACGGCAAGCACGGGGCAAGCCTTGAGGTGCTTGCGGAAGATGTGGAGTTCCTGTCAAGCCGTGCGGAAGCGGCAACGCCCGCACAGCCCGCCCCGCAGGTTGACCCGGAAAGCGGCATGGAAGCCGTTGAACCGGATGACCTGCCATTCTGATGGAATGCCCGTGTAAAACGTGCGGAAAGCGTGGTTGCGGCAATGCGCATGACACCTGCCCCGAATATCAAGAATGGGTGCGGGTGCGTGCGCTTGCCAACGCCCGCAGGTATGCGCACGAAGATGTAACAAACGCAATTGTACAAGCACGGTTGCGGGCGAAGAGGAAAAGACGATGATTGAACACAAACAGAACCCGGCAAAGGCATACTTGATGCGGTACAGGGGATTGAAAGCCAAGTGCGCCGCCCTTGAGCGTGCAATCCGTGCGGCTTTTGAGGATGCAACGAACACAACGGTTGCGCTGAAAGAAATCTGTGTGCAGACAAGCGGCGGCGGGGAAATGATGGCAAACGCCGTTGTGAACGCAATGGACGCAACCGCAATGCTTGAGGACAAGCGGCGGGAATGTCAAACGGCGTTGCGGGAGATCATGGACGCAATTGACAGCGTGCCGGATGAGGTGCAACAGACGGTTTTGATTGAACACTATATCAACGGGCGCACCCTTGCAGAGATTCAAACGGATATTTGCTACGAAAAGCGCAACACAATCATTATCCACGGGCGTGCGTTGTGGCAGGTGTGGCAATGGATGCGGGCAAAGGGGCTGTGTGAATGAGTCTTGACAAAGCAGTTGCGCACGGCAAGGAACACCGAAAGCCGTACACGGGTGCAAAAGCTGTTTTCAGGAGTTGCCGCAATCACGGCGGTTGCACTTGGTGCGAAGAGAACAGGCGGCACAAGTTTCGGGACAAGCACCCGGCAGAAAAGGGGGATGAAGATGGAAATCGAATTGAGGAAATACCCGGTTGCGGATGACCTGCTTTGGATGAAACAATGCACGGTTGGCACGATGGGCAAAGACGCAAAGACCATGCCCACATCCGATTTCGTTCGGCGGCTGTTGGTTGCACGGCACAGCCCAATCCGGGAATTGCGGTTCTCGTTTGTGATACGGGATATTCCCTATTGGGTTTCCGTGCATTTGGTGCGTCACCACGTGGGTTTTCAACCCTATGTGCAAAGCCAACGCAATGACAGACAAAACGATTATGACCGCACCAAAGCCCCGCAGGACACCCCGGTCACAATGCGGGTGACGCTGAACGCAGAAGCTTTGCTGAACCTTGCAAACAAGCGGCTTTGCATGAAAGCTTCCCCGGAAACCCGTGAGGTTGTACAGAGGATGTGCAACCTTGCCGAAAAGGTTATGCCTGAATTCAAAGGGCTTTTTGTACCGATGTGCGAGTATCACGGCGGGCGGTGTTATGAGATACAACCGTGTGGAAAGGCGGTGAAGTGGAATGATTGATATCAAAAGGCTTATAAAAGCGTGGGAGATATTCCGGGGCAGCAATCCGTATGAGATTTGTAACGGAAGAGAGTTCAGAGCAATCAAAGAACCTGAATACTGCATGGGACAGATGATTGAGGACACAATTACCGTGCTGAAAGAGCAGGAACCAGTAAAACCGCATTATAACGCACAGACGAATTGGTATGAGTGCGGTGCTTGCCATCACTCTATTACATCAGGGATGCACTGCCGTTGTGAATTGATTCCTGCATACAAGGCAGGATTCTGTGCAAAGTGCGGAAAGGAGGTTAAGTGGGAATGAATAATGCAACGTTAATCGAAAAATTTCAAGAGGATATTTCGTGGCTTGGCTACAATGAAACCGAAAGAGAAATTATAGAACATATAAAATGCGCCATGACACTATTAAAAGCACAGGAACCGCAAAGCGTAATTGTCCGCGAAAAACCCAAAAATGGGAATATTCTGTGGTTTGCTGATTGTCCAAAATGCAAGCATGGAATCGAACGAGATAAACATAAGCGTTTCTGTGGTTATTGTGGACAGGCGGTGAAGTGGGAATGACAGAACACAAGGTGCCTGTACAATCATTGATTGACCATATCAAAACGGCGGTTGATATTGACCCGTGGGCGCAAAAAATGGTTGAAGAGTTGCTGACAGACCCGCAATGGCGGCACGTTGTCTTTTGCAATCAATGCGTGCATTGGGATAAGGAAAGCGGGTTGACGGCACGGCGGTGCGGCTATTGGGAGAGGTACACAACGCAAGCAGAATTCTGTTCGCATGGGTGCAAAACAAGATTATCAAACAACAACAAAACGGAACAAAAGTTTGCACCACAATGCACCACGGGGCGTGATAAAGTATAAAATGCCCGGAAGGGCAAAAAGGCGGGAGCGGCTGACCCGCCTTTTTTGTGTCCGTTCTTCGTTTTCTTCTAACGGTCACAATTCAGCGTGGCGGCGTACATTTTACCTCCGTGTGCGCCGGGGTTGTACGCCATTATGTGCGAGGTGTGGTCACGGCGTACCTTTGGGGGTATATCGTAAACGGGCAACCGTTTCCGTCAATCGAAAGGGCAAAGCGTGGAAATAGTACAGATGAACCCGGCGGCGTTAGTGCCGTATGAGAACAACACGAAAACGCACCCGCCGGAACAGGTTGACCGCATTGCGGAATCAATCAAGCGTTTCGGTTGGCAACAACCGATTGTTGTTGACCGTGACAACGTGGTTATTATTGGACACGGGCGGTTGATGGCGGCAAAACAGTTGATGCTTGACACCGTTCCGGTTGTCTATGCTGACAATCTGACAGAGGAAGAAGCACAGGCGTTGCGGCTTGCAGACAACAAGACCAACGAAAGCCCGTGGGACTTTGGCAAGCTTGAAGAAGAGCTTGCGGCGTTGAGCATTGCGGGCATTGATATGACCGCATTCGGCTTTGATGACCTTGCAAAAGAGGTTGACAGCCCAAAGGATGACCATGTTGTTCCGCTGACAGACCGCTTTATTATCCCGCCTTTCAGCGTGCTTGACGCACGGCAAGGGTATTGGCAAGAGCGGAAAAAGGCGTGGAAAGAAAAGATTGGTGACAAGGGACAGGCACGGGATGTTGCCATTTATAGCGGGATGGAAAACTGGAGCGGCGGCGCATTTGCTGACGCAAGCATCCTTGACCCTGTATTGTCGGAATTGGCGTGCCGTTGGTTTATGCCGGGGGCGGGCAACACGTTTGATGTGTTTGCAGGTGATACCGTTTTCGGGTACGTTTCCGCACACCTTGGCAACCATTTCACGGGCATTGAGTTGCGCAAGGAACAGGCAGAGTTCAACCAAGCGGCTTGTGCCGGGTTGGATGCGCAGTACATATGCGATGACGGGCGCAACGTTCTTGACCATATCGGCGCAGAAACGCAAGACCTGTTCTTCTCCTGCCCGCCATACTTTGACCTTGAGAAGTATTCTGACCTGCCAAACGATGCAAGCAACCAAAGCAGTTACGCAGAGTTCTACGAAATCATTGACACAGCCTTTGCAAACGCAATCAAGTGCTTGAAGCCGAACCGCTTTGCCGTGGTTGTGTGTGGTGATGTGCGGGACAAAAAGACGGGCGCATACTACGGTTTCCCCGATGACATAAAGCAGACCTTCAAGCGCAATGGCATGATGCTATACAACGAACTTGTGTTGGTGGACAACGTTGGCACAGCCCGGTTGCGTGCGGGCAAGTATATGCAACACCGCAAGGTTGTGAAGGTGCATCAAAACGTGCTTGTTTTCTACAACGGGGATGCAAAGCAGATCAAGAACGAGTTCCCGGAAATTGAGGTGGCAAGAGATGACGGCGCAGATATGGAATTTTAATGAGTGGATAACCGACACAGACCCGAAAAGCCTGTTTATGCGGTTTGATTCCATGCTCCACAACGCCGGGTTCCATGTGTTGCGGTGCGTGGAACATCACTTTGAACCGTTTGGTTATACGTGCCTTTTTCTGCTTGGCGAAAGCCATTTTGCAATCCATACCTTCCCCGAAGAGAACAAGACATATATTGAACTGTCAAGTTGCAACAAGGCGTATTTTGACCGCTTTGTTGCGCTGTTGCATGGGGGGCGGTGACGATTGGCAGAAAAGGCAAATATGAAGAGTGGTTGACCGAAGACGGCTTGACCCGGTTGACGGGTTGGGCAAGGGACGGGCTAACGGAGCCGCAGATATGTCAAAACATGGGGATTGGTATATCAACGCTGACAGAGTGGAAGACCAAGTTCCCGGCAATTGCGGCATCCATAAAAAAAGGGCGTGAACCCGTTGACATACAGGTTGAAAACGCCCTGTTGCGGCGGGCGTTGGGGTACGATTACGAAGAAACAATAACAGAGGTGGAAGACCTTGGCGGCGGCAAGACAAAAAAACACGTGCGCAAGGTTACAAAGCACGTACCCGCAGACACAACGGCGCAAATCTTTTGGCTGAAGAACCGCAAGCCGAAGCAATGGCGGGAAAAGATGGAAGCGGCGGTCAATGTTGATGTGGAAGACCTTTCCCCGCTTGTGGAGTTGTTGAAAGATGAGTAAAACAGCAACAATTCCTTGGGGGCAGTTTTCCCCAAAGCATAAAGCATACATCAAAGCCGCATTGCACAACCGGATGTGCGTTGCTGAAGGGGCAATCAGAAGCGGCAAAACAATTGACCATTGCATTATTGCGGCGGCGTACCTTGAGAAAACGCCGGACAAATATCACCTTGCAAGCGGGTCAACAATTGGCAACGCCAAATTGAACATTGGCGTTTGCAACGGCTTTGGGCTTGAAAACCTGTTCCGGGGGCGTTGCCGTTGGGGCAAGTACCGGGACAATGAAGCCCTGTACATACAGACACAGACCGGGGAAAAGATTGTCATTTTCGTTGGCGGCGCAAAGGCAGATGCCTACAAACGCATCCTTGGCAACAGTTACGGGCTTTGGATTGCAACAGAGATCAACGAACACTTTGACAGCACGGACAGCCGCATTTCCTTCGTCAAAGTGGCAAGCGGGCGGCAGATTGCCGCACAGCACCCGTTCACCCTTTGGGATTTGAACCCTTGCAACCCAAAGGCACGAATATACGAAGATTATATTGACAAGTACCGGGCGCAAGGGCTTGCGGGCGGGTATCTGTATCAACACTTTACAATCAAGGACAACGCAACCATAACGCCGGAACGGATTGCGGAAATCGAAAGCAGGTATGACCCGAACACAGTTTGGTACAGGCGGGACATACTTGGTGAACGTGCGGTTGCCGAAGGGTTGATATACCAATTGTTCGCAGATCAACCCGAACGCTTTGTTGTTGATGACCTGCCACGGATGCAACGGGCAACCATTGGGGTTGACTTTGGCGGCGGCACAAGCGCACACGCCTTTTGCTGTTTGGGCAGGTACGGCAACAGCATTGCGGTGCTTGATGAGTACCGGGAAAAGGAAGCGTTGAACCCAAACAAGTTGCAAGCGGATTTTGTTGACTTTGTGCGCCGCTGTCAAATGCGTTGGCTTGTCACGGATGTTTGGTGCGACAGCGCAGAACAAACATTGATAAACGGGTTGCGAACAGCGGCGGCGCAAGCACACTTGCCCGTTAACATTGGGAACGCCCTTAAAAAGCCCATAAATGACCGAATCCGGGCGTTGTGCATCCTTATGGGTGCGGGGCGGTTCAAGATACACAGCGGGTGCAAATGGACAATTGACGCATTGAAAAGTGCCATATGGGACAGCAAACAGGTCACAGAGGATGTGCGGCTTGATAACGGCACAACCAACATTGACAGCCTTGATGCGCTTGAATATGCGTATGAACGGGACATTCCCGTATTGATTGAGGGGTGGGGCAGATGATTTCCGCATTGTGGTTGATACCTGCTTTCTTTGCCGGGGTGTGCCTTGGTGTTTACTTTATTGGGCTGTGTGCGGCAAGCCGAAACGGGCAAGGCGGTGACGGTGGATAATGCAATGGTTGGATAACTTGAAAAGAAGGTGGAAAAGCGGGATGCAAAAAGCGGTTGCAGGTACGGGGCTTGCAAGGGAATACAAAAGCGTGTTTGACCTTGCGGGCGTGCCGTCTTTTCAACAGTTTTATGATTTCGGAATATTCATTTGGAAATGGCTTTGGAAGGGCTTTTACAAAGCTTGGCACATTGTACCCGCCCCAACCATTGCAGACCCAAAGGCACGCCGGGAAGTGTACCGGATGAATGTTGCAAAAGCCATTTGCGCCGAAATGGCTTCCCTTGTGTGGGGTGAGGAATGCACGGTCAACGTGAGCATTGACGGGCGGGAAAGTGACGATGACAACCCCGACCCGCTGAACGCCTTTGTGCAAGGCGTGCTTGTGTGCAACGCTTTCCGGGAAAAGATGCAGGAAAGCATTGAAGAAGCACTTGCGTTGGGCGGCAACGCCTTGAAGGTTTGGGCAGAATCAAAGCACGATGAAAACGGAAATGAGATACCCGAAACCCGGAAAATCATGATCGGCTATTGCATGGCAGATCAATTTGTCCCGCTTGCGTGGGACAATGCACGTGTTACGGAAGGGGTGTTCGTGTCACGTATTGCAAAGAATGGTTACTATTACACCCGCCTTGAATGGCACAGGTGGAACGGCTTGACCTATGTGATTACGAACGAGTTATACCGCTCCGAAATGCAGAAAGGCACAACGCCGGGTGAATCGCAAGACATTCTTGGCGTGCGGTATCCCCTTGCGGAAATTTATCCGTACCTTGACGAAATAACCGAAGTGCCTGTTGAAGAAAGCCTTTTCAGCTATTGGCGCACACCTATTGCCAACAACCTTGATGACAACAGCCCGCTTGGCATGAGCATATACGGCAACGCCTTGGAAACGTTGCACGCCTTGGACATTTGCTATGACAGCTTCGTCCGGGAGTTCCGGCTTGGCAAAAAGCGCATTATTGTTCCCGCCCGTGCTGTGCGCTCCGTGGTTGACCCGCAGACGGGTGCGCTTGTGCGGTACTTTGACGCAACGGACGAAACATATGAAGCCCTTGCAAGTGACACGCCGGATGACCTTAAAATACAGGACAACAGCGTTGAATTGCGGGTGGAAGAACACGTTGCGGCAATTAATGCGTTCCTGTCAATCCTGTGCTTGCAGACGGGTTTTTCGGCGGGTACGTTTACCTTCGATCAACACACGGGATTGAAGACCGCAACAGAGGTTGTTTCCGAAAACTCAAAGACTTACAAGACAATCAAGACCGTGCAGAACCAACTCCGTCCGGCAATCGAACACCTTGTGCGCAACATTGTTGATGTTGCCATCCTGTACGGCATGACGGACGAAAACGGGCAGACCGTGGAAAGCCTTGCCGCACCGGGGTACAACGTGCAAATAACGTTTGATGACGGTATCACGCAAGACAGGCAAACCAATATCAACGAAGGGGTCATGCTTGTTGGTGCGGGCATTATCAGCAAATACACCTTCTTGACAGACCCAAAATATGGACAGGGGTTGACCACTGAGCAAGCGGAAGAGGAACTTGCACGGGTCAAGCAAGAAGGTGCGGCGGGCAACGTTGACCCGCTTGCAATCTTCGGGACGGCAGAATAGGGGGTAAACAATGCGCCCCGCATTTATTGATGCAATGTCATGGGAAATGGCAGAGGTTTACGGGGCTGTCACAGATCAAATCTTGATAAACCTTGCCCATTATTTCCCGTACTATGACGCACGCAATTTCCCCCGTTCTTCGATCACGTATCAAGCGGATATGTTGGCGCAAATGGGGCAGGTCAACAAGGAAACAATGGCAATCATCCGGCGCAACCTTGTTGGCGTGGACAAGTATTTGAACGCCGCATTGGAGCAGGTCATAATTGACAGCGTGCAAGCGGTAAACCCGGAGTTGTGGAAGGCTGTCAAAAAGGGCATTTTCATGCCGCCACAAACCCCGGTTGTATCCCCAAACCAATACCGGGCGTTCAATCTGTACTATACGCAAGCGGCGAACAAACTGAACCTTGTGAACACGGTCATGCTTGAGAGTACACAAGCGGCATACCGGGCAACGGTTGCAGATATTGCCGCACGGGTACAGGCAACGCAAACCGCCCTTGACATTGGTGCGGGTGAGGTTGTCACGGGTGTTTCGTCATGGAACACGGCAACGGCGCACGCAATCAAGCGTTTGCAACAGAACGGAATCACGGGTTTCATTGACCACGGGGGACACAGATGGAGTGCGGAAGCTTATGTTGCAATGGATATCCGCACAACCATGTTCAACACGGGGCGGGCGGCTGTTTGGGAAACCAATCAAAACTTCGGCAATGATCTGTACCAAGTGAGTTATCACAACGGCGCACGCCCGCTGTGCTATCCGTGGCAAAGCAAGGTCATATCAAGCACGGACAATGCCCGTGTTGTTGCTGACCTTGACGGGTATGAAGTGCAGGTGTACGCACAGAGCGCAACAAGCTACGGAGAACCCGCCGGGTTGTTTGGTATCAATTGCAAGCACTACCCTACCCCGTTCATCCCCGGCGTTTCCCTTGTCCGTGAGGGCGGGCAGAGCGAAGAGGAAAACGCAAAGACCTACGCAGAAAGCCAACAGCAACGGGGGCTTGAACGCAAAATCCGTGAGGAAAAGCGGGACTTGTTGATGCTGAAGGCGCAAGGTGCGCCGGATGATTTGATAAAGGTACAGCGGGCAAAGATACGGCAAACGGATGATGACATTGACGCTTTTTGTGACGCAACCGGACGTGCAAGGCGGCAAAACCGGGAAGCCGTTTACACAAAGCGGGAGTTCCCTTCGTCAAAAACCTATGATGTTGCATTATTTGAGCAACAGCAAAAGGAAATGATTGAAGGGTTCTATTCCGGTGGCGGCGCACAGCAGAGTTATACATTCGGGCAGATGAAACCGAACATTACAGAAGTGCGCACGGACATTGAACAATTTAAGGGTGCGGCAATTGGCGCACAAAACAAAGTTGAGTTTTGGATGAATTTCACAGAAGAACAACAAGCGGCGTTTAAGGCTTCCGGGTTGTCAATTGATGATCTTTTCAATATGGTGAAAACAGATGCGCCAATTAGTGAATGGAAAGCACCAAACCCCGGCGGCGCAGAAACATTTGCAATAAAGCACGACTTCTCAAAACACGGCGTTGATTTTGTAGAGGTTACCCCACGTTCTGAAGGATGGATGGCAGACGCAAACACATCTGGAGTAATAAACGTTAGAACGGGCGGGCTTGGTGACGATTGGGACTTTGTTATATCACATGAAGCGGGACACCAACTTGCAAACAGTTCGCCGGAACTGCAACGTATAATAATGGAAAACCCCGGAAACGTGTTGGGACGATACAATAAAAGGGTTATGGCGTTTGAAGGCGTATACGGAGAGTATAATCCGGAAGAAGCGTTTGCAACGTCTGTTAGTGTATTTGTAAGGCAACCGGAAGCAATGGCAAAGCGTTACCCGGAAACATATAAAGCAATAGAAAACCTATTTAATACATCACCTTCGGCAAGGGAGTATGTAGAAAAAGTAAGAAGCGCATACAGAGAGAGGTTTTTCAAATGATTCGTGCGGTTCAAAACATAGACGATAATATAACGCTTTATTTTGATGCGCAAACGCCATATGAAGCAATGACAAAACTTGTTTATTATTTGAACGTAATTGATGGACGGAACGGGAAGAACATTACAATCAACAAAACGGAATCGAATAGGTTTTTATATGTGATTTTCAAAGGGAAAACATATTCCACGAAAATGGATTAAACAATAATAAACAAGAGCATAGAAGGCATTTGGGATTTATGAAAGGGGGAATTGGTATGGGATGCACGCATGACAGAATCAAAAGCGTGAACTGCCACATTTTCTGCGATATTTGCGGGGCAGAACTGCCAGTAGAGTATCTGACAAGGAAAACCTACACAGGGGAGCAGGAACAGCCCGAAAAGGCGCAGGAAACGCCGAAAAAGACCACACGCAAGCGCAAGGCGTAAAGCGCACAGGTTGCAACGCATTTATAGCGCATTAGCGTAGCGGGAGCGCATCCGGCTTTGACCCGGGAGGTATAGGTTCGACCCCTATATGCGCCGCTTTGCGCTGCAACCATCTTGCGAATAACTTGCGAATAACTTGCGAAAAACGCGAATAAATCGCAAGATAAATGCGTTTTAACACGTAGATTTGCACAAAACGTGCAGATTATTGAATTAAAACGCACAAATAAACATTTTCAGATGAAATAGGCAATGTGCAACAAACGCACGTTGCCTTTTTTCATACCATCATGCCCGCCGGGGCGTTAAACACGGAGAGCGGTCAATCTCCAATGACCGTAAAAAGGGGGAGCAAAACATGGCGGGTATTTTTACACGCAAGGCGTTGACCGACATTCTGAACAATGGTGACCTAACCCCGGAAGAACGGGCTGACAGTATTTTCAGCCTGTACGGGCGTGCGCTTGATGACGGATACGTTACCAAAGGGGCGGCACAGGCGGCACAGGATGCGGCAATCAAGACAGCGCAAGAAGCATGGGCAAAAGAGCAAAAGCCCGTAAATGTCAAAGAAACGCCCGAATACAAGGAACTTCAAGGGCAGTTTGACGGGTACAAAACGAAGCAAGCCGCAAGGACAAGTGCGGAATATGCGGATGTAAAGCCCAAATTCTTTGACAGGGTTTATGACCTTATTGACCGTGCGGACGGGGCGAAACCCGTGACGGAACAGCTTGCCGATTTGCGGAAGGATTATGAGGAATATTTCACCGCAAAGGCAGACCCCGCACCAAAGCCGCAGTTCGGTGCAAAGCCCGAAGGCAGTATGCCCAAAGGCGAAGAAGGGGCAGTTGCGGCATTTCAAAATGCTTGGGGCTTTGTCCCGGCGAAGAAATAACGAAAGGAATGAAACAAAATGGCTAATCTGAATTATGCCGTACAGTACGGCAGAGCGATTCAAACCGCTTATCCCTATCTGTCTTATTATGCTGACCTGTGGAATCAAGGCGAATCCTACCGTTTCCGTCCGCTGAACGGCAAAACGGTTATGATTCCGATTGTGACCACCTCCGGCGCACGGGCGGCGAACCGTGACAGCATTGACGGTTCTTTCTCCCGCAATTTTGACATTGATTGGCAAGCAATGACGCTGACGATGGACAGAGAGTGGGACACCCTTGTTGACCCGCTCGATGTGGTTGAAACCAACGAAGTTGCGACCATTGCCAATGTCACCCGTGTTTTCAACGAACAGCACAAAATCCCGGAACAGGATGCCTACATGAGCATGAAACTTGCCGGGTTTGCGGGTGCGCACGGCGGCACATCCACCGAAAGCCTTACTTCTGCCACCATCCTTGCGGAGTGGGACAAGGCACTTGAGTACATGACCAATCAGCGTGTCAACCGTGACCGGGTGCGGTGCAAGATCACCCCCGCCGCTTATAAACTGCTGAAACAGGCAACCGGGATGACCCGCTTTATTGAGGTGACCAACGGCATCCGTGACGTTGACCGGAACATTGCCCGTCTTGACGGCGTTGAAATCATGGAAGTTCCGGCTGACATGATGAAGACCGCCTACATCTTCACCAATGGTTGGGCAATTGACAACAGCAATGCACAGCAGATCAATTTTGTTCTGTATGACCCGGACGCTATTGCCGCCCCCATCGTTTATGATGTGGCAATGATGTCCCCCGGTTCTGCGCAGACCAAAGGCAAGGACATTTACTACGAGCGGTATTATTACGATGTGTTCATGCTTGCACAGCGTGGTGCGGGCGTGTATGCGCATCTTGGAGCCGCTCCGTCCCTTGGTTCTCTGACCATCACTTCCGTTGCGGGTACGGGTGCGGCGGGTGACACCGTTGTGACCGCCGCCGGAAACGGCATTTTCGGTACTGGTGAAGTTGCGGAAGGTCTTGCGCTGAAGTATAGCGTCAATGATGCGGCTGTCACGCTGACTTATGGTGCTGTGCCGGATGCAACCAAAACTTGGGTTGACATGAGTGCGAACCCGCTGACCATTGCAAGCATGACCGCCGGGAAGTATATCACCGTTGCCCTTGTCAACAAGCAGACCGGGTTCTGCGTGAGCGGCGGCAATACTACCCTTGTTGTGAAAGCGTAACGGGGTGAAAGCATGGGCGTTGTAACTTTTGAATTTTATTCAAATGTTTACGGGGGAACGGATGCCGATGCGCAAACGTTCCCCGCCCTTTGCGCCCGTGCGTCTGATATAATCGGTGCGGTCACGCATTGGGCAGACGAAGCAACCATTGCAAAGCTTCCCGCCTTGTACCAAACCCTATACAAAAAGGCTGTGTGCGCACAGGTTGATTTCCTTGCGATAAACGGCACAGATTCCGTAAACGAAACCGCTTCTGCGGGCTTTACCGTTGGAAAAGTGACCGTACACGGCAAGGCAAGCGCAAGCGGCGGCGGCAAGCTTTTTGAAAGCATTTCTCCGCTTGCAATCGGATACCTTGAGCAAACCGGGTTGATGAACCCGCAAGTGCCAACCGTGGAAGGTTGGTGGTAAAGCAATGCTGAAACCTATCCCGTCAAAGATTTTGAGAAGTGCCGCAACCGTCAAAGTGTGTTCCGGTGTGGACAGGTATCAGAATCAGATATACACGCAATACACGGTCAAGCGGGTACACCTGCAACCAACCAACGAAATCCGCAAAACGCAGAGCAATACGGATTGCGTGCTAAGGTCAATCCTGTTTGTTGATGCACGCATTAGCACCCCCGCCCTTGATTGGTGCGCCCTGTTTGATTCGGCGCACAAACTTGCTGGGGATATGCGGGTTGTTGTGCGTGGCGTGGAATATACCGTCTTTTCGGTTGATGCGTTGCGGGATGACACGGACAACCTACATCATTACGAAGTGGGGTTGGTTTGATGGCGGTACGCATTGAGATCAACGAAAACAGCATAAAAGCCAAAATTGACAACACTTGGCAAAACGGGCGTGAAATGCTGTGTTCCCAAATTCTCCGGGATTGCAATATGTATTGCAAAGAGGACACCGGGATGCTGATTATGTCTTCGTACATACACAGCAGGTTGAAAGAAGGGCTGTTGATATGGCAAACGCCATATGCGGCACGGCAGTATTACGAAATCCCCACGGCGTACAAGGATGTAAACCCGAACGCAAGTTGGCGTTGGTGTGAGGTTGCGAAACAAAATCACCTTGCCGAATGGGGCAGACAAGCGCAAGCAATAACGAGGTTATACAAATGACAAGCAAAATAAATGCCGCCGTTGAAGCGGTCATGGATTTAATTGACGGCATGGACAATTTTGCGTCAATTACAAGGGGCGCACTTGGTACGGGTGACGGTTTGGCGTGCGAAATTGCACCGTCAACGCCGCTTGAAGTGTACTATGACAAGAACGCCTTTATTCCCCTAACACTTGCGCTGAACGGCAAGCACCACAATTTGCAGGTGCTTTCCGACACGCTGAACAATATCATTGACACGCTGACCCGCCGCACGGCGTACCCCGCCGGGGATGGGTGGGAAATCGTGGATATTACAAGCGGCAATTTGCCCCGTATCATTGGGCGTGAGGATAACAACGCTTGGTTGATGGCGGGGGATTTGATTGTGAAAGTATACAGAAAGGATGACGAACCATGAATGCGAACTGGGTAAATGAACTTTATGTTGCAACCGCCCCCGCTGTGGGGAGCGGCGAACCCACGTGGGCGAAGCTGTGCGCAGGTATTGAGTCCATGGAGTTCAATGAGAATGAGCAGAACCAACAGTATTTCTTCCTGTGCGGTGAGGGCTTTGCGCACAACGAAACCACGGGTGCGGCTCCCGAACTTGTTGTTTCCGGGCGGCGTATCACGGGCGATGCGGCGCAGGACTACATTGCCGGGATGCAATACAAGCTTGGTACAGACCGCAACACGCAGGTCAAGATTGTTGCAGAAGGCAAACAGATTGTTTGCCCCGCAACCGTTGGCGCAATCACTACCTTTGGCGGTTCCACGCTTGATGTGAACGCCTTTGGTTGCACGCTCCGGCTGAACGGCAAACCGACCGTGACGGATGCGGCGTAAATAATTTATCCGGGCGGGGTTTGGCTTCCATTCCCCGCCCCTTTTTTACAATTGAGGGGGTAAACAATGAAGCTTTTTCGGCGTGGGTATGAAATGACACTAAACCGGGTTCATGATACAGTTACCGTGCGGGAAGGTGACGAGAAAATCACGCTGACCGTCAACGGGGATTCAATGCGCATGGTTGCCGGGTTGACCAAGGCACAGGCGAAAATGAAGGAATTGACAGACGATTCCCCGGATGAGGTTGTCAAGGAATGCGCTGAATACTTTGCGGCGGTTATCTTTGGCAAGGAACAGGCGGCGCAATTGATGGCGTTTTATGCGGATGACCCCGGCTGTGTCATTACGGTTTGCGGGCAGTATTTCAAAGAGCGGCTTGCGGGCAAAATATCAGCAATGCAAAAGCGGATGAAGAATGCTTAAATTATTTGAACGGTTGCCGGACAGCATAACGGTTGACGGCAAACGGTACAAATGCAACTTTTCCTTCCGCAACGTTCTCAAAATGCTTGAGATCATGCAAAGGGATGACATATTGCCGGACGCACGGGATTATTTGTGCGCCCGTTGTTGCGTCAAAAACGCCCCTAAAAACGCCGCCAAGGTTTATTCCGTATTATGTTCCATCCTGTTTCCACCAAGCCCGGAAACGGGCGGGAAACGCCTTACAAGCTATGAACAGGATGCGGGGTTGATACGCACAGCGTTTCGGCAGGTGTACGGGATTGACCTGTACCGGGATGACCTGCATTGGTTTGAATTTGTTGAACTGTTGCAATATCTGCCCGATGGGTGCAGGTACGAAGAAACCATTGGCATTCGGGCAAGACCTATGCCCGCCGCAACCAAGTACAACCAAAAGGAACGGGAATGGTTGATGAAAGCAAAACAAAGTGTTGCATTGCACTTGAACGAAAAAGAGCAAGCACGCAAGTATGAAACCGATGTGTCAAACGTGTTTGCCGGGTTGATGGGCATGATTCAAAAGGCACAGGCGGCAGAAGCAAAGGAAGTGAACACGGGTGGCAAATGACGGACAAATTGTTTTTGAGGTTACCGCAGACGGGAGGCACGCTATTGCGGACATCAAAGACATAACAAAGGCAATCCAACAGGAAACCGGGAAATGGGACGATGCCGCAAAGAAATCAACGGACAACATTAGCGGTCAATTTTCCGGGATGCTGAAAAAGCTTGTTGCCGGGTTTAGTGCCGTAAAGATTGGAAAAGCGTTGCTTGACATTGGCAAGGATGCGATTTCGGCGGCTTCCGATTTGGCAGAGGTGCAAAACGTTGTTGATGTGACCTTCGGGCAAGGCGCAAGCAAGATTGAATCATGGGCAAAAGCCGCAGGAAGTCAATTTGGCTTGACGGAAACACAGGCAAAGCGGTTCACTTCCACGCTTGGCGCAATGATGAAATCCGCAGGTTTATCCGGGAACAAAATTGTTGATATGTCAACAGACCTTGCCGGGTTGACCGCTGACATGGCAAGTTTCTACAACCTTGACTTTGACACAGCATTTCAGAAAATCCGTTCGGGTATCAGCGGAGAAACGGAACCGCTGAAGCAACTTGGTATCAATATGTCCGTTGCCAACTTGAACGCCTTTGCGTTGCAACAGGGGTTGTCAAAGACCTTTGACCAAATGAACCAAGGCGAACAAACAATGTTGCGGTATCAATATTTGATGCAAGCAACCGCAGACGCACATGGCGATTTCTCCCGCACTTCGGACGGGTATGCAAACAGCGTGCGCAAGTTGCAAACCAACATTGACCAACTCAAAACAACGCTTGGAAAAACCTTTATTGATGCAGTTACAGAAGCAACGGGCTTTTTGAATACGTTCATTGAATCGTTAACACCCGATGAGAGCAAACGCACCGTTCTTGATGACTTTGCGGAGATTGATTTGCAGACGGAAACCAAGCTTGCGCAGATTCAAGAAACAGCAGAGCAAGCCCGCATTTTGACGGAAGAACTTGACAAAATTGGCGGCTCCAAGGCTGACAAAGCCGGGTCAAAGGTTCAGCAGATTGCAAGCAGTCTTGCGCAAATCAACCTTGACCAAGGCAAAACGGGCGTTGTCAAAGATTTCATTTCCACCCTTGCCAACAACATTGAAGTTCTTGCGGCGGTGCAAGGCACAGACGCAGACGGTGCAAAAGCTTGGCTTGATGGCATTGCGGAAAGCGCAAACAAACTTGACCCGGAGGATGCCGCAGGTTGGTCAAGCTTGATTGCGGCAATCAAGGAAGGGTTGCCGGGACTTGAAAGCACAGACTTCGGGGCGGCGTTCTTTTCTGCGCTTGGTGACGGTTTTGCAGATGTTGAACAGAAATCAAGCGTGTTGGAATGGGCTGTTGATGCGCTTGGAAACAAGACCAACCGCACGGCACAGGAACAAGCCCTTTGGCTTGAAACCTGTCAACGGTTGGTCAAAACAATACCGGGCTTGTCTTCCATTATCAACACGGAAACGGGCGAAATCAAAGGCGGCACGGATGCCGTAAAGGCATATATTCAAGCATGGGAAGACGGGCAGAAAAAGCTTGCATTGCTTGGTGCTGTAGAGCAAAAGGAAAATGCGATTTCTTCCCGCTTTGCAGATTTGCCGGGGCTTGAACTTGACATGGCGGTTGCGCAACGCAGGTTGCGGAAAAACTATGAACAGCTTCAAAAGCTATATGCTCAATATGGAATGCGGCTTGGTTTCAATCAAGACGGTTCTGTACATCGTGGCTTTGGTGATGTGGAAGGTTTGAGCGCAGAAGACAAAGCCATGCTGAACCGGGAAACTGACTATTTTGAACAGCTAAATCGGGAAGAGCAAGCCGCACGGGACGCATATAACCTGCAAAAAGATGCACTTGACGAAGCGCAAAAAGCACTTGACGAATACCGGGCAACAGTTGACGAAATGCCCGGAACAATCGAACAAGCGGCAGACGCAAGCGAACAGTTTTGGATTGATAACGCCGACAATATCAAGCTTGTTGTGAACGCCGCTGACGAAGCATTGAAAGCCCTTGAGGATTACGCAAAGGGCGTGCATGATGCCGCACGGCAAGCGGTTGACAGCGTTGCGCACAGCTTGAACCGGGTGGATTATCAAGCATACGGCAAGCAGATTGAGAAAATATCCGAATTGACGCAGAAACAGGCACAATACAAGCTTGGTTCTGATGAATGGAAAAAGCTACAGGCAGAGATTGACAAAGCCAATGAAAGACTTGTTAGCACGAACAACATATACAAAAACCTTGAAACGCAATCGCAATTCCTTGGTGATTACCTTGACAACATCCGCAAAGCACGGGAAATGGGCGTGGATAGCAACCTGCTTGCAGAGTTGTCGGACGGTTCTGTTGAAAGTGCTGAATACCTTGATGCCCTTGTAAATGACAAGACAGGGAAAAGCGTTGATGAGATCAACGCCAAGTATCAAGAAATCCAAGAAAAAAAAGCGGCTTTGTCAACAGAACTTGCCAACCAACAATTGACGGTTGACCAAACATATCAAAGTCTTGCGGCAAAAGCAAAAGAAGCGGTTGCCGCCCTTGACCTACAAGGTGAAGCCGCCGCCAATTCCGGCGCAACCGTTTCCGGCATTGCACAGGGCATTTCCGATCACGTTTCCGAAGTATCCGGGGCGGTTGACAGCATTATTGCCGAACTGGAACGGCTGAACGGGTATGGCATTGACATTGACTTCGGCGGGTTTGGCAATATCACGTTCACAACAAGCACGGGCAAAACCGAAGGTTCCGGGCGCATGGGTATCCCGCTTGTTCCGCATGATGACTATATCGCACGTTTGCACGAAGGGGAGCGGGTGCTTACGGCGCAGGAAAACCAAATTTGGAACGCCTTGCGCAATGGCGGCATTGCCGGGTTCGACCTTGAAGCCCTTGGCGGCGTGATGCGTGACAACGTAAAGGCGGGCGGCAATGTGTACCTTGACGGGCGCACGGTTGGGCAGGTTATTTCAGATCAACAGGGCAAATCATACAGACAACTTCAACGGAGTGGGTGGCAAGGATGATTGTATATAACGGCGTATCAATTGACAGCGTTGCGCCCGTGATGATTGAGGATATAAAGGTATCCCCCATCCGGTACAGCCCCGTTGTGCGCCCCCGTGCAATCCTGTTCGGTTCGGATTTTGTGCGCATGGGCGGCGGTGAACGCACGGTTGTTATAACGTTTGCCATACTTGAGAAAAACAAGGTGTTGCGGCAGGAATATTTCCGCAACCTGTCTGTGTGGGCAAAGACGGATGCTGAATATATGCTTGAGTTACCGCAAGACCCGTTGCGGTTTCTGCAATGCGTTTGCACAGGCAAGCCGGAACCTTCGACCCGTGCATGGTGGGAAAACAAGCTTCGGTTGACATTTACGTGCTATGAAAATCCGTATTGGACAAGCAAGCGGGAAAAAAGTGTTGCTTGCGGCACAGCGTTCAGCGTCATTGGCAATGCGCCGCCGTTGATGCGCATTGAAAACACTTCAGAAAGCGGCTTTACAGACACAACATTTTCAAACGGTGTGCAAACGATGATTTTCAACACAATACCACCGGGCGGAATGGTTATTGATTTGAACAACCAAACGGCAGAGGTTGGCGGCGTTTCAATCATGCAATATTATGCGCCGTCCGGCACGTTTCTTGTTCCGGCAACAGGTACGCAAACAATAACGGGCGTTGGCACAATCAAATACCGGGAAAGGTGGGAATGACAAATGCAAACAACCTTTCTGAACGCCGCCGGAATTGTGCTTTTTACCCGTGACGATATGGAACAGGGCAATTGGACACAAGAGGAATACACGGTCAACGCAACGTTTCCATATGTAGCGGGCAAGGCAATTGAACGGGGGCAACGGATTTCGTTTCGTGACCCGGCAACAAATACGCTTGAAATGTTTGAGGTTCGCAATGTTACAAACATTGAACCCGAACATTATCAACAAATCATTGCGGAACACATTTCGGTTTCCGAACTGTCTGATGAGCATATCAACAATCAAGAAATCACAGACCAAACGCCCGCACAGGCATTGACAACGGTTTTGACGGGTACGTTGTGGGCGGTTGGCAATGTTGCCGTTTCCCGCACTTCGTCCGTTGACATTTCACGGGGAAGCGTGTGGCAAGCCGTTGGCGCAATTGCGCAGAATTGGAACGTGTACATTGTGCCACGGGTGACCGTAAACAATGACGGCGCAATTACGGGGCGTTATTTGGATGTTGAGGAATCAACGGGTGTTTGGCGTGGCGTGCGGCTGTCAATTGACAAAAACATGACGGACGCTTCCGTTGTGTACGATGATTCCGAAGTGTTGACGGCGTTGTATGGGTACGGCGGTAGCGTTGAAAAAGCACAAAGTGACGAAGATGACAAAACAGAGGAATTGACCTTTGCGGATGTTGTTTGGGAAGAAACAGCGGAACACCCGGCAAAACCCGCAGAACAAACGTACATTGAAGACCCGGCAAAGACGGCTTTGTACGGGCGCAACGGAAGACCCCGGTACGGGTATTATCAAAACGGGGATATCAAAGACGCAACCGTGTTGCTTGAAAAAACGTGGGAAGCTTTGAAACAAACAAGTTCCCCGAAAATCAGCATAACGGGGACGGTTGCTGACCTGTACCGCCTTGGTTACAAGGATGAACCAATACGGTTGCATGACATTGCAATTGTTGACATACCCGAAACGGGGGAATCCTTTTACCTGCAAATAATCAAAAATTCTGTTGACTTGATTGACCCAACAGCAACCCGCCCGGAAATTGGTGCATATATCCCGAACATCATTTATATCAACCGGGAAGAGAATAAAAAAAGCGGCGGCGGGGGCGGCGGCAGAGGTCAAAACAATGAAGAATATACTGAATCTGAAACCTTTTCAGCTATTGAAAAAACGGACAACATGATTGCCCTTGTTGTCGGCACAAGGAACGGGGACAATTACATAAAGGCGGGCGAAATCGGTCTTGCCATAAACAAAAGCGGCGAAACCGGGTCATATGAGTCAACTGCATACATAAACGCCGACCATGTAAACATTTCCGCAACGCAAGATGTGTACACGCTTGCGGGTGATGTTGAACACGATGCGAACGGGCGGTTGATAATAAAGAATGCGGCGGGTATGTATGTGCGCAGGACAAAAGAAGGCGTTACGGCAGAATACGGCGTTTATGATGAAAACAATCTTACGGGCGGCATATGTGTTGAAAAAATCAACGGGCAAAGCGGCACAAAATTGACGCTGAAAGCGGATGTCATTGACATTGACGGATTGATTACCGCATTGCGGACAAAATCCTTGCTTGTTGCGAGTATGACAATGACAGAAAATGCGTATATGCTTGGTTCTATGACATATCAGTTCTTGCCCGTTTCGTGGGAAAGCCAAACGGTTGTGACAAGCGTTACACGCACGGGAAGCCATTATTTCCTTTATGCGTCAAGCCAACAATCAAGCACGCCGTCCGGCTCCGCAAGCGGTACGCTTGTCACGGCGGTCAACACAGCAACAATTAACTATCTTGGCATGGTGAACACGTAAAGGGGTGATGATATGGCGAACGGCATTTATACAAACGCCGAAACGGTTGACACAATTATTGCGGACATGAACAACCTTTTGCGTGCGGCACACGAAGGGCAATACGTACAGGCGTGCGCTGTTGTCACGCAGATTGCTCAAAAGCTTATAAACCTTCGGGAAGGTATCAAAGCAGACCTTGCAAGCAAGGACAAAACAATAGAGGAACTGAAACAGGCTTTGCGGAACGCCGGGGAAATGGTTGAGGATATTTCCCCGGAAGAGTTGCTTGCGGAGCAAAACGGAAAGGCAGGTGCGGCAGATGGCACGGTTTGAAACGTGGTTGGATTGCGACCTCAAAAAGCCATTGATGATGAATTATCCGAAGGGACTTATGTTTTCGGAAGACAACCTTGGCAATTTGGTTGGTGTAAACGTTTATTCAGACGGCGCACCCGTTGCCCTTTCCGGCTCCGTGACGGGATATTGCATACTTGCAAACGGTGCTTCAATACCTGTTGCGGGAACAAGAACGGCAAACCGGGCGTATATTATCATGCCCGAAACGGCGTACAAAGTTCCGGGGTTGATTGTTGTTGTCATAAAGCTTTCCGAAAACGGCGTTGTGACAACACTTGCGGCAATGACGGCAACCGTTGCGGGCATTGGTGATGTCCCCGCAGACCCATCGGCGGCAACAATTGCACAATGGACGGCACAAATAAATGCAACAATTTCAACGTTGCAAAACACAGCCGTTCGTTTTGATGAAACGCAAACACTAACGGCGGCACAAAAGCAAACCGCACGAAACAACATTGGTGCAAACGCATCAAGCGTTCTTTTGAACGGTGAAGATTACAAAATAGTTGTTCCTTGAAAAGGGGTGTCCGTATGTCATGGCAAGAAGATATTTCAAGCAAGTTGCAACAGGCTTCGGAAATTGCTGTTCGTTTTGACATGGAACAAGAATTGACGGCGGCACAAAAGCAAACGGCAAAAAACAATGTCGGTGTAGATGCCACGGCAAGCAACATTTCCGGGGATGATTACAAAATAACTTTCAATTATTGACGAAAGGACGATGACAATGGGAAACGTACCGATTATAAACGTTGGCGGCACGGACTACAATGTAAAGGACACGTTGGCAAGGAATGCGCAAAGCGCAAACGGCGGCTTTGTTTACATGGCGGACGAAGTATTTCATTTCCCGCAAAGCGTAATTCTTTCAACAAACTCATACGGGTTTTACTTGCGCAAAAACCTTCGTGCTATATATTTCAAACCGATTACATCAAAAGAAACACCCAAAATCACATACAATCGTTATATTTGCGAAAATGGGATTGCAGACGGAAACGAATATTCGCTTGTTGAAACAAAAATATCTTCAGCGAATGGAACGGTTTGTTTTGAGCATATCAAAAGCAATGAATTTATCATTGCGGTTATGGAAACGGGTACGGGATATTATAGCAATTCCAATTTTGCATACAATGCTTCGCTTTGCTATTTTGACGGCAACAACAAATTGAAGACCTTGCCGCAATACTGTTTTGCCGGAACCCTTGGCATTGTTGAATATAAGTATGACAACGATGACGAGAACAACAAAAGCCAAACGAACATACTACTTTCCGAAAATGAGATATCAGAAAAGACATTTACAAACCCAAGTTCAAGAAACGCTTCAGATGTTGAAGCGTGGGGGTTTACGTTTGACGATGATATTTTTGCTGTTGATTATACGCCGTCTTTTTCCGGCAATTCCGGGACATACCTGCTGACAACGGTACAGGTTGACAGCGATTTGACAATCACGAAAGTATTGTCACAAACGAGGTGCAAAATTGGCGAAACAATACGCCTTGCGGATGTAAAAAAAGACAAGGCATACATTCTGTCTTCAATGATGGACAATGACGGCGTTCGCCTTTATGCAAGATATGCAACGGGGTATATTACAAACGGTTTGTACATACCGTTCATGTCTTACAAAAACATTAAAGCCGGGGAACCCGTCAATAGCGTAATAAGTTACGGTTGCTTGAGCGGCACATATAAGATTATTGAACCAATAAAAACAATACCCGATTATATATTGAACGGAACAGTAATTGACAAAAAAGAATATTCGTTGCCGTTCAGTTATGGTCTTTCGGACGCTCATTGGGGTTTTGCTTTCAAGGGCAAGTATTACAAGGTGCGCATAAAACCAACTTCATATTGTGCGGATAGTTCTTCTTCCGTGACCTATACGGGAAAGTGCTTTTATTTCCGCAGATGCAAATTGGAAAACGGCGTTGTTGTTAGCATGAGTCCCGAAATGAAAGTGGTGGCGGGCAAATGGCTTGATTTGTACAATGTTGACGAAAATGACTTTTTTGCAATTACACATGTTTTCCGTGATGATAACGGGGCGTGTGTGTTTTCATATAAGGCAAACGGCGGCGCACCAACGGTGATTGGATACACGGCGGAAACAACGGTTGTTGGTGACACAATTACTTTCTTGAATCAGTATGGTATAACGGCAGATTATGAATTCTATACTGCCGCACTCAAAACGAATGGTGCGGACGATTATGCCGGGGCAACAATTTACGCATTCGGGGACAGCCGGACATGGTATGACGGTCAACCGTATGGGGACACAACGAAAGAAGAGTGGCGGGGAAGAACGTGCGTTGGTTATCAGCAGACAATCAACAGAATTCTTGGTTGCAACATTACAACGTTCGGATACAACGGACAGAACAGCGAATACATCTGTGCAAGAATCCGTGAAAAATCGTTTGTCGGTGTCCATGCTGTTATTCTTGACGGCGGCGTAAATGATTACATTGTCGGCAATACCGCCTTGGGTTCGCTACAACCAATCGGGTCAACTTTTGATACCAACTCTGTATATGGTGCTTGGCAATCAGCAATAGAACATATTATGACAAGCAACCCGGCGTGCAAAATTATTATCAACACGCCGTATGTATGTTGGAATGCCAACGGCATATTGCCGGAGAATATTGCAATGGTCAAAAAGAATATTGCTGAACTGTATTCTATTGAATGCAATGACTTGTACCATTACAGCGGCATAAATCTTGT